CGGCGCCCTGCGCAAGCCCAGGCCCGGCGCCGCGAAGGCCGGCACCCCCCCCCCGGCCCGCCCCCCCCCCCCCCCCCCCCCGGGGTTTCAGGGCATCTACCCGCCCATCCACTCCTAGCAACCTACCCAGGACCCATGAGCACAACTGAGAAGCACAACGCGGCCGTCGTAGAGGCGGCCCTCGACGCGTACCGCAGGGGCCTGACGCCCCTGCCCATCCCCCGCCACTCCAAGGGCCCGGTGATGGCCGGCTGGAACAGGCTCCGCTGGCCGGACCCGACGACTGACACCGGAGAGGGCGAGGAGGCCGTTCGCGCCGCCTTCGAGGAGTACACGGCCGGAGGCTCCACCAACCTCGGCGTCCTCCTCGGCGAGGCGTCTGGCGACCTCATCGACGTCGACCTCGATCACCCGGCAGCCATGCGCCTGAAGTCGTACCTGCTGCCCTACACGGCAGCCATCCACGGGCGTGAGACGTCGCGCAAGTCGCACTACTGGTACCGCGCCAAGCCGGGCACCTTGCCGGCGACTCGGCGTCTGCGCATCCCCGACGCCTCAGGCCGCGGCTCGGGTGTGTCGGTAGAGATCCGCGGCAACGGGGCGCAGACCCTCGTGCCGCCCTCGATCCACCCGGCCACGGCCGAGACCTACGAGTGGGAGGGAGAGCCCTGGGGTGGTGACGAGGGCCCCGCCCTCGTTGACGGAACCGAGCTGCTGGCCCAGGTCATCCTCCTCGGCCTGTGCGCTGTCCTGCTGGACTCATGGCCCGGCCCCGGGCAGCGCCACGACGCCTATGTAGCCCTCGCCGGCGGCCTCCTCCGTTACGGGGACTCGCAGACCGTGCACCCGTTCTGGGAGCGCAACGCCGGCCTCGTCATCCGGACCCTGGCCCTTGCCACCCACGACGAGGACGGCGCCGAGCAGCGCGAGCGGGAGGCGATCTACACCACCAAGCGCCGCCTCCGCGAGGGCGGGGAGGCCACCGGCTTCACCCGCCTGGCCGAGTACATCGGGGAGGAGAGCGTGCAGATCGTCGAGCGCCTAGTTCGCGACGCCGAGTCCGTGGCCGGCTTCGTGCCGGACGTGGCCGGGGACGTTCCCGGCTGGCAGCCGCCGTGGGCCCGTAAGTGGGACGGCCTGAAGATTGAGCTCGACTCTGACGCCCCGGCGCCGACCTTCGTTGAGGCCGAGGACGCCTCGGAGCCCAGGTCCCTCGGAGACCTGGGACCGGCCGTCGGTGAAGTTCCAGCAGATGACTCCGGGGCCTCTCCAGAGTCCAACGAGATCTCCGTCGAGGAGATCGAGGAGGGCGATAGCCGCGACCCACTGGACGCCCGCCCATCGTCCTGGAGCCCCGTCGATCTGGAGCCCTACCTGACCGGTAAGCTCACCGTTCCGGACCCGGAGGTCTGCCGCCGCAACGACGGCGCCTGCCTGATGTACCGGGGCCGCGTGAACATGCTCTTCGGCTCCTCGGAGTCGGCCAAGTCCTGGATCGCCATGGCGATCTGCCTACAGGAGATCGAGGCCGGCGGCCGGGCCCTCTATCTCGACTTCGAGGACGAGCCGGTCCAGACGCTCAACCGCCTGCGCCTGCTCGGCGCCGTGGACGACGACCTGCGGGCCCAGTTCTCCTACATCCGCCCCGAGGGCCCGCTGGCAGACATGCAGCGCAACAAATGGGGCAAGGACCAGCCGACCAAGTCCGGAGAGTTCGCCCAGGATCAGTTCGACATGGCCCTTCAGGCCCTCGACCCGGACATCATCGTGGCCGACGGTATGACCGCCCTCTATGGACTGCACGGTCTGGACGCGAACGACGCCGTCTCCACGGACGTCATCACGTCGTGGCTTAAGCGGCTGACCCGAAACGGCCGCTCGACGGTCATCATCATCGACCACCAGGCCAAGAGCGCTGAGAAGGGCTCTATGCCCATCGGCTCTCAGCACAAGGTCGCCATGGTGCAGGGCACCCTGCTCCAGGTATGGCCCGTCAAGCAGCCCATGCCCGGCGACGTCGGTGAGATGGAGCTGGTCGTGCTGAAGGACCGGCCCGGCCAGGTCCGCGCCCACTCCCAGAAGACGGGGGGCCGCGGCAAGGCTCAGGTGGCCGGCGTAGTTACGCTCGACAGCCGGACCGAGGGCCACTCGTCCCTCATCATCACACCGCCTCGGCGTACTCCCTCGGGAGGGGGCGGAACTCTGACCGCCGACGGCGAGGACGTTAACGACGTCGAGCGCCGGGTGGAGCTGGACTTCACGGACATGAACAAGGCCATGGAGAAGATCGCTCAGCGCCAGAACGACGAGGACACGGTCATCGGGGCCTTCGGCGGCGAGGTCGGCATGAAGCTGAGCTCCCGCGATCTGTATGACCTGGTGGACGCCGACATCCCGAGAAGCCGCGCCAAAAGCGCTCTGGACCGGCTGGCCTCACGAGGCTGGATCATGGTCGAGGGCGGGCGCGGAAGCTTCCAGTACACCCTTATAGCCATCGGCGAGGACGGCCCTGAGGAGAGGGACCTGGACGACAACGAGGGGGACGCCGGTGCGTGACTTCGAAAACCTGCCCCTACTGACGCCGGAGGAGGCGTTAGAGAGGGCTAGAGAGATGGGATGGAACCGGCCCCTGTTCGACCACGGCTACCGGGTCCGGGGCCTGGAGGCGTGGAAGGCCCTCGAGACGCTGATCCGGCAGTACGACGTCGAGGACCTGGTCATCGCGTCATTCGGCCTGAAGGGGATTGAGGAAATCTTCGACGCGTGCGCCATGCTGCATGAGCGCGGCTGGAGATTGTGGCAGACGACGGCAAAGGTCTACGTCGGGGGAGAGCTAAGAACCGTACAGGCTATCCGGGCCCACTACCGGGGCTACTAGCCAGTAAATCCTCGCCATCTCAACGGAATCTACCCCCCCGACGCCAAACACCCGGGGGGGGCCTTTTAAGGGGATTGGACCCAGGCCCACGGGCGGCGCCGACTTTAGACATCGAAGGAACGACCGCGAAAGCGGGAAGGAGAACTGAAATGGCTCGTGGAAGTACCAAGAAGGCGCAGCGTAAGCGCTGGGCGCAGTGGGAGGCATACCGCAACGAGATGTACGTGACCGACGAGAAGGCCCTCGCCCGCGCCTACCGGGAGTACAGCCTGACCGGAGTCCTGGAGGACCCCTGGACCGGAGACCGGTACTGCCCCTCCTGCGAGAAGCCTGAGCAGTACTGCGACTGCGGATCTATCGGCTGATCTCCACCCATCACCGATACCTATTAACCATAACCACCCATAAGGAGACACCATGAGTACCAAGTACGGCCCCTACGACGTGACCTCCCCTAACGCCGTATACGCCAACCGATCACTGAATCACGCCTACTGGGCGCTGGGTGTGACGGCCGTCTTCATGCTTCTGAGGGCCGTAGGCCCGGCTGAAGCCCTCCTCGAGGCCCTGTGGGGTCTGTGGATGGTATTCGAGTTCTCGCAGATCATCCGCTACGGGATCAAGTCGATCCGCGCCGGGATCCGGGACGGGCGCTCCCTGACCCTCTCGATCCGCGAGGGCGCCTTCGTCTCGATCCCGGAGGGGGCGGTCCTGTGAGGACTCTTCTGAGAGCTATCACATCCATCATCAAGACCTATAGGAAGAGGGCGAAGTGAGCCGCAACGGAATCGTGAGCGCCGAGGAGATCGTGCGTCGCGTGAGGGAGTCCCCTGGAGGGGACGTCAAGGACATCGACATCCTCGCCGTCAAGGGCAAAAAGCCCATCTCCTACGTACCCGGGCGGCGGCCTGGCCACAGCCTGACCCGGGCCGAGCTCGTGGGGGAGTACGTCCGATACCTGACCGACATCTACGACCGGCGAAAGATCATGAGAGGGCTTCCAGAGGACCTCCGCCAGGCACGAATCCTTGCCGAGGCCGAGAAGGCCGCGTCCCGGCACCTAGGAGAGAACCGATGAGCACCCACTACGGATACGAGACCGACGACGACCTGATCGAGGACCTCAGCGAGCGCATCGTCTTGAAGCGCCTGGAGGACGTCATCCCCGGCGAGGACTACGTCCTGCACGCCTCCTACTGGTGGAGGGTAGTCGGGGCAGACTGGGGGACCTCCGTCCTGTACCTAGAGATCGCCGGACCGTCCGGGCAGGGGAATCCCGCGACCGCGGTTCTGGTTCGCGATGAGGGTGACCTCGTGGTCACCTCCCCCGCCTCCTCTGACCTTCAGTTCCAGGACGGTACCTTGCTGGACGTCCCATGGCCGCGCGGCGACCTCATCTACGTCAAGGACGCGCGCCGTCGAGGTGATTGGGAAGATCTGGAGGAGAGGGTATTCGGCATCTTCTCACTCCGACAGGGCCCCGACGGGGAGCCCTACTACGCCCCCGTTGATCGGGAGATGCAGCCCGGTGTCGCGTCCAGTCGGTGCCTCTTCCCAGGGAGTGACATGGTCCTTGACTGGGAGCCCGTGGACGTGGCCGACCTGCTTGAAAGGCTGGAGAACCGCGATGGCTAAGTTTGAGTTCGGAGGCCCGCCGCGCTTCGCCCACCAGAAGCGTGGCCTGGCCAAGCTCATCGCCTGCAACGGCGTCGGCGCTCTCCTCATGGAGCCGGGGACCGGGAAGACGGCGGTCACGCTGGACTACTGCTCCCTGCTGGCGCTGTCGTCGCCCCGTAAGGAGGCCCGCGTCCTTGTGATCGGCCCTCTCGCCGCCGTCGACCAGTGGGCGCTCCAGGCCCCGAAGTGGGTCAGCCCTCAGGTCAACGTCTGGGCCGAGGCCCTGGGCGGGTCGGTCATGCAGAGAGTTGAGGCCCTGCGCTCTCGCGGAGGGCGGGAGATCGCCAAGCCGACCGGAGGCCTGGGGCGCGGGGCGGGGGACGACGTCCGCGCCCTGCACGCGAACCGCTCCTGGGCGCTCGCCGCCCGGCGAGACGGCGTCGAGCTGGACCGGAAGGTGGCAGCCAAGGCCGGCCCCGGCGTCCTGGGAGACTCCAAGCCGCGACTCGTGATCGAGGCGATCAACCTGGACACGCTCTCGCAGCGCAGGCAGGTCGGGTCCAAGACGATGGCCGACGTCGTGCTCAGCGCCGTCACCGACTTCGACCCGGACCTAGTAGTGATCGATGAGATGCACAAGATCAAGTCAGTCTCCTCCAATGCGTCTCGACTGGCGGGAAGGATCGGATCGCGGGTTGAGCGCCGGATCGGGCTGACCGGGACGGTGATCCCTCATAGCCCGCTCGACGTCTATGGCCAGTGGCGGTTCATCGACCCCAAGGCCTTCGGACGGGTCCAGCCCAACGGGGAGAGGAAGCCCGCGACGTTCAAGGCCTTCAAGGAGGACTACGCCGAGATGGGCGGGTACATGGGGCACGAGGTCGTCGGCTTCAAGAACCTGGACCGTCTGGAGGAGATCATGGGCGAGCGCTCATCGGTCGCCATCAAGGAGGAGTGCCTGGACCTGCCCGACGCCGTCGATACAGTTCTCCCCGTAGCCCTGAGCCCGAAGGAGCTGAAGTCGTACGAGGACATGCGCACGAAGCTTCAGGTCGAGTTCCGGGAGGAGGACGACGTTCGCGAGGCCACCCCCGGAGGGGACGCCGCCACGGCGGCAAGCCGTCTGGTCCGCATGACCCGCCTCCGCCAGATCACGGCCGGCCACCTGCCGGACGACTCCGGCGAGGTGCGGGAGATCGGGCGGTCCAAGGCCAAGACCATCGCATCCCTGATCCATGACACGCTAGAGGACGAGCAGCGCATCGTCGTGTTCGGGACCTTCACCCGCGAGCTCGCGGCACTGGAGGAGGAGATCGCCGACAAGCGGACTGCCGTCCTGCGGATCGATGGATCCACCAGGCCCGAGGACCGGCTGAAGATGCGGCAGCGCTTCGGGTCTGACGACCCGGACCGCCTCGTCATCGTCGCCCAGATCAAGACGCTCTCGGTCGCCGTGAACGAGCTGGTGACGGCCCGGAACGCGATCTTCGCCTCGCTCCCCTGGCAGCGCGACGACATCGTGCAGGCCCGCGACCGCCTCAACCGGCTCGGCCAGAAGAGCGCTACCACGTTCTGGTACGCGCTTGCACCGAACACCGTGGACGACCTAGTGTTCCAGGCCTACCAGGACCGCACGGACCTAGAGAAGGCCCTTATGAATCACATCTACACAGATAGGAAGTAGCAATCATGAGCCCCACCCAGCGTCCCGAGGAGGACGTCATCACGGCCGAGAAGGCCACATACTCCTCACTCACCTTGCACCGCCGCTGCCCTCAGGCGTGGAAGTACCGCTACCTGGACGGCCTGCGACGCTCCAGGTCGGAGGTCACCCCGGCCCTTGACTTCGGGTCATGGTTCCACGCCGTGCGGGCCCTCGATCGGATCACGAAGGGGGTCGCCGAGGGCACTCTCAAGGCACACCCAGAGGAGATTCAGACCACGGACACCGGACCTACCTTCCCGTGGGACGCCTCACCGTCGGACGTGATGGCGGCCGCCGTCGAGTACTGGGGCCGACTAGGCGAGGACGCCCGGGAGGTCTGGCTGGACTGGCTCGGCCAGCCTCTCCCGCAGCGCCTCTCCCACGTCTACGCCGAGTGGCGTGAGCGCTGGGCTGAGGAGTCGGAGAATGAGTCCGTCCTCGCCGTCGAGCGGCGCTGGGAGCGCGAGGTGCCCGGCACCGGGGTCACGCTCTGGGGCTACGCCGACGAGGTCTACCAGGACCGCAAGCGCGGCATCGTCGTAGTGCGGGACTGCAAGACGTCCGGCACGCTCGGCCAGGTCACGAGCCTGGACGAGATGATGGACAGCCAGGTCCAGCTATACGCATGGGGTCTGGCACCGGACTGCGCGGAGTGGGGACTCCAGCCGCCCCGGGCCGTCGCATTCGACCGAGTGCGCTCGAAGGCCCCGAAGACGCCAAAGATCACGAAGGCCGGCAAGCTCAGCGCGTCGGTCAAGGACTACGACCTGCGTACGTACCTCGAGTGGTGCGCCGACGGCGTCCCCTTCGAAGGGATGAAGAAGGACGGGAGCGCGGCCGGCACCTACACGGCCGAGGAGTCCGAGATCGAGCGCCTGACCTCGCCCCAGTCCGTCTCTCAGTGGTTCTCCCGCCACTTGACTCCGGTCAGCCCATACCTCGTTCGCTCTCACCTACAGGCAGCGGCCGACACCTGCTCGGACATCTCCCGGACAAGGATGCGCGCCGACAAGAGGGGAGAGGCGCCGCGAAACTTCGGGAAGGCGGCGTGCCAGTTCTGCGAGTTCGCCGACCTGTGCCGAGCTCAGATGGTCGGAGGCCCTGGCGGCGAGTACGCGCCGGAGGAGTACGGCCTCCGCTACCGTGACCCGTCTCACGGCGGAAGGTAGCCTTACGGGCTTGCAATGCCCGCCGTCATACATCTACAGTTAAGCCACCACCCAAACAGCGGAAGGAAATTCAATGACCAGTTTCGCCGGCGTCAACATTGTTGACGTGAACGAGGAGGCAGCCGACTACGGTCGGTGGCTGATCCTCGGGGCGCAGGGTGCGGGCAAGTCATCCCTTGCCTCAACGGTTGCCACGATGGGCAAGACGCTCTTCATAGACCTGCCGGGCGAGAAGGGCACGCAGTCCTTCAAGAACGCCCCCTACGCCAAGAACATCGACGTGGTCCGACCTGAGAGCGTCACCGCCCTGGACGATATCTTCTGGAGCCTGGACAAGGGCGGGCACGGGTACAAGGCCGTCATCCTCGACAGCCTTACCGCACTACAGAAGATGACGATGCGCTACCTCACCGGGTTCTCGGAGACCGCGGTTCGCGAGATCAAGCAGGGCACCGCCCCGGCCGATCAGCGCACGTGGGGTCAGGCGCTCGACATCATGACCGACACCGCGGTGTTCTGGTACGGCCTGGCCGACGGCAACCGCAAGGAGCCGATGCACGTCGTCATGACGGCGCAGGTCAAGATGGTCGAGGACGAGATCAACGGCGGAGTTCGCCGCTCTCCGGACGTCCAGCGCGGCGCCCAGTCGATCATCCGAGCCACCCCCAACTACATCATCTACGCCGACGTCGAGGAGGACCTTGACAGCACCGGCCGCGATGACGGCCCCTCGCTGAAGCACATCGTCCGCTTCGGCACCGACCCGGAGTACGGGACCAAGGCCCGTATCCCCTACAACCTTCGCGGGAAGGTCCCGTCCGTACTAGGACGCGACCACCCCGTGACTCTGGAGAAGCTATCTCGCTTCCTCGGAGTGGGCGGAGTCCCGGAGCGCAAGCCCGCCGCCAAGTCGGACAAGTCCGACAACTGATCACCCAGTAACCCAACCACACAGGAGAAAATCTCATGGCTCTCACCTTCGACTTCACCAACTACAAGGACACCTCCACCGCCCACGTCGCCCCCGGCACCTACCGCGCTGAGGTCTCCGACTTCGAGGAGACGACCTCCAAGGCCGGCAACGCGATGTTCGTCGTCTACCTGGAGATCACTGAGGGACCCCACGCCGGCCAGCAGATCATCGACCGCCTCCCCCAGACGGAGAGGGCCATGTTCCGAAGCGCCGCCTTCCTACAGGCCCTCGGAGTCAAGATCGCCAAGAAGAAGATTGCCCTGAACCCTAAGGCCCTCATCGGACGCCCGGTCGACATCGTCGTGGAGGACGGCGAGCCCTACAACGGTCGCGTCAGGTCCGAGGTGCGCGAGTACCTCCGGGCCACGAAGCCGGCCAAGGCCGAGCCGGCCGACGACCCTATGGCGGATGAGGCCGAGATCGACGAGCCCGCCTCCGCGGCTGAGCCGGCCAAGCCCGCCCCGGTCGATGAGGACGCCGTCGAGCTCGACGTGGACGCCCTGGACATCGACGACCTGGACCTCTGAGGTCCAAATAGTGAGACGGGGCCCCCCCCCCCGGGGGGGGGGGCCCCCCCCGCGGGGGGGGGGGGGGGGGGGGGGGGGGGGGGGGGGGGGGGGGGGGGGGCGG